ATGCTGTTCATCGTCTTGCTACGGCCCGTCTTGACGTAGATGGCTTGCTGCTCAGGTGTACGCGCCAACTCGCCACCAGTGACCATAAAACCCTGCTCAGTAGCGTATTGAATCAGCTTGCACATATCCAGCAGAAAACCTGCTTGCTCTTGATTAAGACTCATACAAACCCCTTTTTTGAACAACTAAGTCGATGCAAGTGGCATCTACTATTGCACCCATTTTGACGTATTCTTCTTGTTTTGCCATCACAACTGCTATGCACTGTTGTCTGTCAGTGTAGTGGGCATTTTGTTGAAAAAACTCACAATGCCCGTTCATACAGATATACAAGACAGGAATGAAAATGTTCACTTATTGCTCCTCATTTCAGCCAGCTTCTCAACCGTCCTGCCTCCAAAATAAGCACCCATAATGAGCATTCCCCAGTTACCCAACAGGGTCACATAGGACTCGTTAGCGTTAAGTCCGTAGGCGCTCATCATGGCAAACAGAAAATAGCCCATAAAGATGGCTATAAGGCTCATGGGGCGTATGTTCTTTGATAGCCAGGAGTCAGAATTCATGTCCGCTTGCCAGCGGTCTGTGATGTTATCTGCATCGTTCTGTGCAGCCTTTGCCAGCATCTCCATCTCAGCCAGTTCCATCTTGGCCTTCTCGATGCCAAGTTCAATCAAGCGCTCTTCATGGTGGTACTGCAACTCTCGCAATTTTTCAACATCGGCAGGAGTGGGATTATCAGGAATCTTGACTCCCAATGTGTTCTCAACCACTTCCTTGCCTTTTGCCTGGATAGCAGAAGACAGAAGACCAAGACCGCTTTCAGCAAGCGTACCTAACAATGCGCCAAGAATTGGAATCATCAAAAACCCCTATTAGTAATAACGTGAAACGTGATGCTAACAAGTGGAACAACGATAGCTGACGCACCTGAAATCCAGAGTGTGTTCATAATAATCGCTACTTTCACTTCTTTATCCTTCTGCTTTCTTTCTGCTTCTTCTCTTTCTATCGTATTGCGCTCTTTAATCATCCTGGTTCGCTCTGCCATCATTTCCTCCCACACTGGCGCATTGCCTGAGTAGAAAAGAATGTCCTTCAACTCTTTCTCATGCTCTCGCAGCGCCTTAGATGCAAGTGCAATCTGGAGAGCTTGAGAACTTATCTGTGCATCTGTCTTTCCTATGCTTGCAATCCGTGCCTTGCTGCTTGCTAGGTGAACTGTATCCGCTGCTTGGTAAAAACTGCTGAATTCTTTATAGAGGCCGTGGATGTCTTTGCCAAGAGCAACTGCTTTTTTATGCCAGAAACGGCAGCTTGTGCCATAGCGAAGGCCGTGAATGGGTCTATCATTTCTTGTTCACCACCGCCCATCGGCAGATGCGTCCATCTTTGTCAAGAAACTCATTTGCTCTAAGCATCTTGTCCTCATCTTTCTTTGGAATACGACAAACCAGCACTGTTTTAGTCTCTGTTCCAGGCCATGGGCTTTCGGCAGAGGCTAATAGAGCATTAAATCCTTGAGTTAGTGGCATTATTCACTCATTACAGGGACTTGCGACCAATCAATAGGTTGTGCTTCTGGAACTTGTTTTGCTGGAGCCTGTTGCTGAGATGGAGCAAGTTTAGACTGCACTGTTGCTAAGAATTCGTTATCAAACAAGCCTTCTTTTCTAATTCCATCAACAATTTTCAAAGCAGCAGCACCAGCATATTTTGGATTGTCTTGTGCTTTTCTAAGCATAGCCAATGTGTCCATTGCGCTCTTGCTTGTTGCTGCTTTAGCCATAATTTTGGGAGTTAAGTAAAAGACCCCGCCACTTGCCGCCAAATAAGTAAGTGCAGAAGCATCTAACTTGCTTTTCATTTCATCGGGGATAATAAAATACCCAAGTCCTACTGCTGCAATACTAGTTGCAGGGGCAGTTATCGCTGCAAGTCCTTTATTTCGCAATGCTGTTCCAGTAACACCAGTTTCTCCAGAATAATGTGCGGCATTTGCAATTGCTTCTAACTCGTTTCTGATTTTTGAATCTCCAAATAATCTGTTAAATTGTATTTTGAAGTTTTTGTCAGTTTTCATATTTGAAGCAAATGTTCGTATTCCTTCTTCGCTTCCAAACATCTGGTTTAAGTATCCATACTGAAGTTCTTCTGTAAGTCCTTTTGACTGCTCTGGTTTCAAATATTTTTGTGCCTCTGCAATTGATTTATTAACATCGCGCAATCGTGATGTTCTATTTACATTGAATAGATATTCTCCAACAGCCTCTGGCTCTGCCTTCAATGCAGCAGCAATAGTTCCATTATAGAAACCTTCCATAGCATTTTTATAACCACGTTGTGCATTCCAATATTCTCGCAAAAGTTCATTATTCCCAGTATTTGCTTTTGTAAAGCCAAACGACATTTTTTCAACAGAGTCAATGCCGTGAGCCAAATATTGACCTGAACGTAATCCAGCAGCACTGTCAACTCCTCCAACAAAACCAAGTTTTTTAGCAAGTGCTTTTTGTTCTTCATTGCCAAAAGTCACAACCATAACTCCATCCATTGCATTTCTAATGCCTTGGGCTTGGTTGTTGTATTCAGCCTCTAGTGCCGTTGCTGGTGCATCTATTTTCTGCAAATCACGCGCAGCCGAAAGAAAGTCACTTCTAAGTGCATGAGCAGTTCCAAGCGTAACTTCATCATCTTGGTTTAATATGTCCTCTAATGCTTTTCTTCTGCTTTGTCCAGAGCCTGCAAATCTGCGACCAGCCAATGCATCAAGTTCTTTTTGAGCCTCAGATTTAAGTGCTCTAAGGTCAACACGCAATCCCATATCTTCACTAATTTTTTCAAATGTAGGACGATATTTATCTTTCATTGCTTTTTCAGATTCTTTCATTGCAAGCTGAAATCTATCACCAACAACCATAGAAGCTGGGTCGCCTTGTTTAAGGGCCATTTTGAAAGCATCAGATGTATCCAATGAGTCCAAAACATCTTTAGTGCCAGATTTCAGTGCTGCTTGAACATTTTGTTCTTGCAGCTTAAATGCTTGTGCTCCTGGAGATGCTCGTAAAAAACCTTCTGTTATTTGCGTTCCAAAGTCTCCAGTCAGTTGACCTTCTGTTAGCGTTGCACCGCGAGAAGAAAGCCACTCTTGAGCAGCTTTTCTAGCAGCCCCTTCCTCGGTGTCAAAAAGACCTTTTCTTATGCCATATTTTTCCAACAAATCTTTTCGAACTTTGTTTAACTGACCGCCAGCCGTAAAAACAAGGTTTCCACCAACATCATATGCAGCATTGGTAATTAAATTTTCAAACATTTTCTGAGCAGTTGGGCCACTTAAAACATCTTGCCCAGTTACCATTTGCTCTGCTACAGTACCAGCAGCAGTTCCAGCAGAAGAACCAATTAACGATGGAACAAATGGCCTCACAACAGCAGGTGCTCTTTGTGTAAGTGCAGCAAGTGGTCTAAGTTCTGGGACTGCGAGCATAGCCAATCCACCAAGAAGTCCACCAGTTTCTGGCAGGCTTGTTGGAGCCATTTGCTCAACAGCGCCAGGTACAGTAAGAGCAAATCCAAGTTTTGCCCTAGCTTCTTCTTGTTGTTTTTTAATTGCAGCCTCTTCCTCCCTAGAAGGGCCAGCAGTCATAACGGGAACTTTGCTCCAATCAACCATTTTATTGAACTCCTAATTCTTGTTGAAGTTTCTTGGCCTCATCAATATCCTTTTGCTGCATTGGTTTGCCGCTTGCGGCTTGTGTTTCTAAAACACGATAACGCCTTAACTTTGTATAAATTTTGCCTTGAATAATTTGTGGATTTGCTGTTGACCTACCTTTAACACCAAGAGCATCTAGTTGTTCATAGGTTTTAGTAGATGCAATCATTTCATCTTGTAACTGACCAATCAACCTAACAATAGTAGGTATTTCTTGGTAAGCATTTGGTTTGCTTTTAAGCAATTGTTCAAGTTCTTTGTTGGACTGACTTCCTGGAAAGACGCTTGCAATTGCTTGCACAAGTTGCGAAGAAACCGAATTGAAGTATTCTGCATTGCTAATTTTAGTACTGTCAACAGGTATTCCAAGCGCAGATAAACCTTTTGCAAATGCAAGTTTTGCATCTGCACCAGTTCCTGTAAATGTAGAACTTAAAGATGCTTTTACTTGTCCCAACTTATCAATCATTGGAATAGCTGCGTTATAGGCCTCTCCAGCAATTGCCCATTTAGCGCCTTTTTCTTTAGATTCTGTTGCTCCAAGTACTGCTTCCATTGCTTGACCAAGAGGAACTTCTACTTTTGTAGATGATGTGGCTCTATCAACTTTCCCTACATATGGTTCACGAACAGTTTTACCATTTTCAATTTTGAAGATAAATTGTTCATCTTTGTTTGCATCAAGGTAAACAGCATCGCCTTTAACAGACACGCCGATTTCTTTGATGTTTGGCTTGTCTGCTGTTTTTCCTGTTAGTTCTGTAAATTTTACTTTAACAATGTTGTCGTATTCAGGAGTACCTTTTTTATATGGTGATAAATCTGCAAAAGAAATTGCATTTTTCATTGCTTCAGTTTTTGTTTCCGGCTTTTCTGCTAATTTAAGATTAACAAATTCTTTCATTTTATTTATGTAATCTTCAGAACCTGGAATATATCCAGCATCTTGCAGTATTTGAGCAAACTCACCTTGTTTTGTATTTTTAGTAAGACTTCTAAGTTGTGCTTCCAACTGATTTATTTTTGTTAAGTCTTTTGAGCCTTCAGGAAATTTATTTAATTTGTCAATTTCGCCAACAAGCCTGCCAATTTCTAAGGAGTCTTGTATATTTGTGCTTACCGCAGCTTCTTTTGGTTGCGGCATACCTTCTAAGCGAGCTTTTATAAGAGCAATTTGCCGTGGCGTATCAGCAGTTTGTGGGCCTGACTCAAGTTCACCTAGCACGACACGAAGATTTGCGGCGTATTCAGCATTTTGAATGTCTTTAGTGGTGGCAGCAGCACGACCTTCATTCATGCGCTGTTTAGCCAGGGCAAGTTCGCTGTTAGCCTTACGAGCGTACTGAGCCAACCCAAGCGCCTCTTGTGTGAATCCTGCATCAGCAAGCATCTTTGCGCCATTCATAATGGACTCAGGATTGCTCTGGTCAATTTGCTTAGAAATGGCGTTCAGGGCGCTAATGCGCTGCAACTGAGGGTCTACTCCACCCAATGCTCCACCAAGCGCGCCAGCAAGGTTATAGCCTGCTTGTTGATAGCCTACTGCCGCCTGCTGGAAAGGGTTAAGGTTTTGCAACGCAACAGCACGGTCAAACACCTGTTTCTGTTGCTGCTGTTGATACATTTCGGGGCTAATACCGAATAAACCGCCAACAATATCTTCTGTTGCCATAATTATTTCCTATGTTGGATTAAGTGCCATAAATCTTTTTAAGCAAAGCCTGCATCGCAACCTGATTCGGGTCTGTTACACCAAAACTGGTGTTTAGAGCATTGAGAAGTTGCGGATTGCTACCAAACTGACCAAAGATGTTACCGCTTTGGCTAAACGCATTAGCAGGAGCTTGTGTAGCTGCGCTACTAATCATTCCTTGCGAAAGCAGTCTTCCTGCTTCAGCAGCAGACGCAGTAGTTTTAGCGCCGATTGATGTTCCAAGTGATAGTGGTCTTTCAGCCAAACTTTCAAGACCTGAGCTTGTGTCAATGGCAGTCGCAAACGGAGCGTAAGCAGCAGTCTGACCACCATAGTATTTGCCCATCAGGTCGCTACCAGTGCCAAGCAGCCCTGCGCCAAATCTGGCTTGTTCCATGCCCGCCTGTTGGCCTTGTGCAGCCAATTGCAGATTGCTTTGAGCAAGTGCGTTGTAGTAAGCAGCAAGCTCAGGGCTTGTAGCCATTAAGTTGCCGCCTTGAGCAACCGCTGCTCCGCCACGCCCTTGTTGGAATAACTTGTTTTGCAATAAAGCAAGCTCTTGTTCTCGTCCAGGAGCAAGCAATGCCTGCTGCTTTGCAATGTAGTCTGCTGCCTGTTGCTCAGGAGTTTGCTGGATGTAACCCTGTCCAAGACTAAACAGGCTCTGTGCGCCAGTGGTTAGCGGAGCATACGCAGCAGCAGCGCCTTCAGCACCAGTAAGGCCCTGTGCAGCCAATGCGCTCAATCGATTTTGGTAGGCTTGGATTTCAGGGCTTGCTGTGTAGCCAGCACCAATCACATTGCCTTGTGCGTCAGTGGTGAAGTTAGATGCACCAAAGCGAGTAGTAACGCCAACAGGACGGAACTTAGCGGCATCTGCTGCAATGCGGGCAGCTTCGACTTGTGCAGCAGCTTGTATCTGTGCGGCTTCTCTTGCCTTTTCTGCCGTGTTAGCAGCACCAAGACCTTGCAAACCACCTGTTATTAGAGATGGAAGATAGGAGGATGCACCAGAAATACTTGGCAAAAAGTTAGATGCAGCACTTACATATCCTGGTATAGAGCCCGCAACACTACCAGCAGGGGCAAATGGCGAGCCACCTAATCCTTCAAGAACAGAGCCAATACCTGTAGCTCCAACACCAGCAGCGCTGACATACCCTGGTATTTGACCAGCAGCACTAGCAGCAGGAGCGAATGGAGAACCACCCAAACCAGCCAAAGTAGAGCCAATACCGCCACCAGCAGCGCTTAAATATCCTGCGCTAGAACCCGCTGCACTAGCGGCAGGAGCAAATGGCGAACCAAGCAATCCAGCTGTAGTTCCAGCTGTAGTTCCAGCTGTAGCTCCAGCGCCAGTTGCTGGTAATGCATTAATTCCAAGGTCAACCCCAGGAACTCCAAGTGCTCCATATGTACCAGCAGCAAGAGCAGCTAACATTACTGCTTTCTGGAAATCTGGCTGTGCTACTGTTTGGTTAAAGCCCGTCAAAAGACCACCCAAAGCGCCACCTATAACTGAACCTGCCCTTGGGCCTTGTTGCGTTACATTTCCTTCAGGGTCGTAGAACCTAAATGTGTCTGTTGCAGGGTCGTAGCTTTGGTATGCCGATTCTCTTTCTACAAAAGCTTTTCGCTCTCTCCCGCCATCAAGTGCTGGGCCGTACAAGCCACTCTCTTGAATTTCACCACTAGCAATTTTTCTCTCAAAGTCAAGCATCTGTTGACTTTTTTGATAAACGGGGTCATCTTGAAAGGTAATCGTTGGAGCGCCTCTTTCATTGCTGGCAGGCGTTACAACAGGCGACATCCCAACCCTGCCAATCAATGTCCTTGGAACTCTATCAGTTGCTACGCTGTAAATTGGCTCGCCATACTTTGTAGCCAATGGGTTGCCAAGATAGTCTATTAACTCAGGCGTGTAGTTCCCTGGTATATATTGTTGCGTGTATGCCATTTTTAATCCTTACATTGTTCCAGCAGCAATCACATTGCCAATGACAGTGAAGTTCCCACTTGCATCTAGCTTTGCCACACTGGTTCCACTAGATTTGAAGTACAAAACTCCAGCAGTTTCTTCCAGCGTAAAGTTTGTCAACGTGCCATTTGCTTTGCTTGCGATGGCAGTTGCAATGTTGTTGAACTCAGTATCAATCTCTGTGCCTTTTACAACCTTGCTGGCATTACCAGGAGCAAGCGCGTCTTTGGCTGCAAAGTTAGTTGCTTTTGTGTAATTGCTCATACAAGTTTTCCTCGTTTTGCCTGAATTTCAATTTTTTGGATACTTACGGCATATCCATTAATAGCTGTTTCATATCCAGTTTGCACTGCTTTTCCAGAACCAGTTGCTTGACTCACAAGCACTTGCAACTGAATTCCACTTGAGTAAAATGCCACAGGAGAGCCGTTGTCTCCATATTCAGCAATGCCATATTGTGCAACTGTGCTTACAGGAATAGATATGCTTTCTGAGAAATATTGACCAGAAAAGTCAAATCCCCATTTAATTGTAAATCCTTGATTTGAGCCACCAATGACTGTTACAAGAATTTTCTTCAAAATAGAAGTAATGCCAATATCGCCAAAGTCAGCATAGTTGGTAAAGTATTGCAGCCTATAGGTTGCATCATGGTCAAGATAGGTGTCGTACTTTCCTATGTAGCCATTTTTCCCAAAAAGCAAGTCACCATTCCGCTTAGACAAAAAGCAAGTAGGCTCAATAGAGTCCCACACCGTCACACGGGCAGAACCATCTTGCAACTGCGTCTTGGTGTCAAATACATAGACTTGTTTTGATACAGGAAGGCTCAATAAGTAGAAAGCATTGATTTCGGAGTAAACAGCTTTGCAGTTAGCAAGCGTTTCAGCCGAAAGCGAAAGCGTCAAGTCATTGCGGACATTCTTGGATAGGTCACGCAAAGGCGCAGACTTCTCTTGGATGGTACGCAGCAATGAGCGTACTCCACTGTTTGACAGGAAAACGATGTCGCTACCTGTAGTGTGGATAGTGTCACGCCCAAGGCATCCAACGCTGGAAATAGAGTCGCTAAGACTCATTGTTGCAGGCGTAGTGGCATTGGCATAGACAAGGATTTGACGCTGCCCAAAGATGAACAGAAACCCATTATGTGAAGCTAGGCCAACAATTTTGTCTGCGCCATTGGGCCAAACACGGCTTACATCCAATGTTCCTGAAGTGCCACCACTCCATATGTGACCAGTTAATAGGTCAGAAAAAGTGATGGTTGTATTGTCAGTTGTAGTGCTTGCAACCCAAAGGCGACCAAAGGCAGAGATGCCAATGTTTGCCAGCGGAACAGTGCCTGTATAGCCAGTTTTTTCGCTTATCCTGCGGAATGTCGTAGTGCTAACAGCAGGGTCATAAATCAGTGGGTCAAAGCCAGTTTGAAAAAAGAAAGCAATTCCATTAAGAGAGCATATCTGCCAATCATTTGCTGTGATTGTGGGCGCAGTACCTCCCCCCCCATAGGTCAATTCTGTCACTGCATCTGAAGCACCTAACTTGAACAGTTTGTTGTTACCTGCAAAAAGAATAGTCAAAGTTCCATCGGATTGCACTAATTCGTGGATAACGCCAACATTGTTAGCGCCAAGATTTCCGCTAGATGGGTTTACCCTTGAATAACCTTTACGAGAGCCAATGCGTCCGTACTGGTCAATGACTGCATTGGTAGCAATTGATGCAAAACCAGAGGCCAAGTCCAATTGGGAATCTTGGGTATTTAACCCATAGAACCCAGGCGCTGATACGCTGTAGGACTGTAGTGCTTGGCTCATGTTGCTACAAATCCATCGTAATCAGGGAAGCGAGTGCCTTCCAATGCAATGTAGTCAGAGAGCATTGACTTGTATAGCAAGAATGCCTCGGAAGAATTCATAGAACCATCTTCGCCACGCTCAATCAATGCACGGGCATATGCGTTCTGTGCTACCAGCGTATCAGGAACAAGGCATATGGTGCTATCAGACGATAAGGCAGCCTGTGGCACTGCCAATGAGAAAAGAAGGCTGTAAACGCCATCTGGACGAGGATACAGCGTTACCTTTGCATCGTAGTTTGTATCTACACCATCAAAGACGTATTGGTTTGGAATAGTTGACGCTGGAACAACCGCATAGTTCTGATAGCGATTCATCTGCGTAAAGCTGATGTTTTCCAGTGGAATGTTAGCCGTAGAGTTAATGGCATCCATAACTTGAAACTTCTGTCCTGCGCCAGTAAGCGAATACTTATACACAGCAGCGGAAGTAGTGACAGTGATGTCTTTGCTAAGGATGTTCCAAGGAAATGCGTCTTCTACTTGGCGTTTTGCATCATTTACAAATTTACCAATTAAAGTGGAATAAGTTGTAGCGCTTACAGTTGTAACTTGCTGCTCACGCAGTCGAGCAAGGACATCATTGACGAGTTCTAGATAAGTCATGTGCGCGTTAATCCTTCTTCTTCAATGGTAACTACAACGGAAAAAGTGGATGCAGCCTCAGATGTTGCTTTTAGTATGTCACCTTCTTCCATCACAAAATACGATGTCCCGCCCCAATCTTGAGTAGTTTTTGTAGACAAGGCCGTTTGATATACAAGCGAATATGTAGTAGATGCAGAGGTGTCAACCCAATCAAAAGAAATATGCTTTTGTGAGCCTGTATTCACTGCCCGCAACAATACCACCCTTGCATAGTACCCTTTAGGTACTGTATACAGAGTTGTTAGCGTATTTGCTGTGAGATTTGCGCCAACTGACAATGCCCTCATTTTTTTGCCTTGTTCCTACTAGTAATTGCCTTAGCCTTAGCCTTAGCATCTTCCTTGGAGGACGCGCCCCACGCCTGTAGCGAGAGCAGTAGACGGGTTGGTTTACCATCTTTTTGCTCCGGTCCTGGCATATTGCCCATCCGTGCTAAAAAGGAGGCCCGTCGAGGGTTGTCACCTGACTTCACTGGTGCTTTCAAATTGCCGCCAGTTTCAGCATTATAAGATGCTCTGCCCTTGGCATTCAAGCCGCCTTTTGGATTTTGACCAGCTTTTGTTTGCCAAGTTGGAGATTTCATCTATTTCACCTTTTTTGCCTTCTTTGCAGTCTTTGCTGCCTGCTTGAAATCAGCAGCAGTAGGTGCGGCCTTAGACCCAACCTTGTTCATTTTTTCACCAGAGCCAGCCTTAATCCTGGATTGTTTGGCATTGATATTAGCGTAAAGACCTTGTTTCATTTCATCTTCTTCATAGGCTTAGATTTGCCAGCCTCAGACAATGCAATGGCAATGGCTTGCTTTTGAGACTTGACTACTGGGCCTTTTTTAGAACCAGAGTGCAGTTCACCTTTGCCGTACTCTTTCATTACCTTACTGACCTTTTTTTGGGCCATGGTGGGCTTTTTCATGGCTATTCCTTAGTACAGAATCTTGGCGGTAATCGTGCCTGTTACAAAAACAGTGCAATTTGCGCGCAAATAAGTTGGGGCATTTTGCACAGTAATGATGCCATTAGCAGTCAATGCTGTCCCAATAGTTGCCCAATTTGTACCATCAAGACTGCCTTGCAATGCAACAGTAGCTGATGTAATGCCTGAAACTTGCAAGAATGCAGGATTGCCAGCGTCAACTTGAACTGCTGGAGATGCGCCAGTAGCGCCAACTGCGCTTAATAGAGTGATAGGTGCTGATAGAGATGCCATTATTTACCTCGACCTGATTTCTTCATCATGTTAGTAGCCGTGCGCTGACCGCGAACAGGCAAAGACATTTTTGGCTTGCCAACTGCGACCATGATGGTCAATGGCATAGCTTTTTTCTTAGAAGCAGTTTTTGCTGCTGGTTTAGCCGTTTTACCGTACATCATGCTTTATCCTTAGTGATAGGCCCACCAGATTTCCATGCATCACAAGTACGGGCCGCTGCACAAGTGAATTGGAACAAATCGCAGTATCCAAGGTCTGCTGCTTTGATGAACTGCTGGTCATAGGACAGGCCTTCTTCATCTTTCTCAAGACCTTGCGTGATGCAAGCCATCATCTTGGGAGTCTGAATAAATGCAGCGCAGTTTCCGCAACGCATACCTTTGATAGTTGCAGTAGGAGCGTTATACATCTTGGCTTTCTTTAGCCAAAATGCATCATTTGCCTCATTGGGATTAGGAGGGCCATAGCCGTACTCTTTGAAGGTATGGTTCCTATTTTTCAAGTTAATAGAGATGTCCTGTGTAGACACAGGGCAAGTCACGCCAGAAAGTAGACCTTCTTTCATCGCAGTATCTTAGTAGCAAAGAAAGTGATAGCACCACCAATGGCAGATGCTATTGACATTCCGACCCATAGGCCACCTTTGCTTTGATTTGCCATCTCAAGAAGTGTTTTCACATCTTTGGACAACTGAGATACCTGTTCCTGTAGAGCCTCTACCTGAGCCTCTAGCTTTCCAAACTCTCTTGGACTAATCTCAGTCATGCTCTTGCACCTTTTTAGGACGGCCTACAGATTTTTTAACATCTTCTTGTTTTAAGGCTTCTTCTTCAACCAGTTCGTATTCAGGATGTTTCATCATAACTTCAATATCGTATTGCGTATTAAAGTTGACAAAATTACCGCTTACCAAGCACTTGAACTGAGCCATAAAAATCCTTAAAACAAGAAAGGGGAGCAAGCCCCCCTATCTTTACAGCATTCGTGCAATAACCAAGTCAACCGTAGTTGAGGCAAGGTTTACAGCACCACCAGTTGTGTTGGTAGTAGCAATAGTCACGGTGTTAGCAGCAGAGACATAAGCACGGCGAACAAGCCCTGCTTCATCTACAGCAACAGACATACCAAGAACCATATCTCCAAGAACAACTCCTGGAACGGTAACGGTATCAGTACCAGCACCTTGGTCTGCAACAGATGCAGAATCTAATGTAGCTGTAACAGCCCAAGTGTCGGAAAAAATACCACGAAATTGGTCATTTCCACGGCGGGAAACAACAGCGGTAGCAGCAGCCATATTTGTACTCCTAAAAAAAGAACCCCCCACCGTTAGGCAGGGGGATTACCATTAGCTTGGTACGACCAGGGCGAATGCTGCGGACGAGTTAGGCTCGTTTGCAGTAGCGCTATCACGCAGAGCTTTTACGCCGTAGAGCGTATCAGCGGTCAGCAACGTAGCAAGGTATTCTTGCTTGTACTGAGTCTGAGTGCGAACACCAACTTGCTCAACCAACACCAAAGCGTCTTTGTGGCCCATCAAGCAGACACGGGCAATTGCAGTGCCGCTTGCGGGGAACGCAGCGGTAGCAGATGCAGAGTCAGCGTTGCTGGTAGCAAAAACAGCCATGCCGTACAGTTGACCAATTTCGCCATTACGGATTGCATCACCATTGCCCACAAAAGCCTGCTCGGTGTAACGGGCAAGGCCCATCAACGTATTGCGGCTAGAAGGAGGAATGATAAAGAAACGACCGTCCATAGGAACATCGTTATCGTCCAGGCGCTGGATGGTGCGGCGAATAGCCACATCAGTCAGAGCAGAGGCGTTACCAGTGTTGGTATTGGCAGAGTAGTCAAAAGTGGTAGTACCATCACCACCAATGTAAGCAGCAGTGTAACGAGCGCTTGCAGCAGTACCACCATTGAAGTTACGACCAAGCTGAACCAAATCGCTATCAATTTGTTTCGCCAGGGCATAGCCAGCATCAGAGGTATAGAACGAGCGCAGGCTATTCAGAGCTTGTGCTTCAACGATGTCCTCAATCAAGCGGCTATATTCATAGTGCTTGTTGATGGAAACGTCAACGGTAGTCTCAGTAGCTGCAATCAGGGTAACGGCGGTGCTTGCTGCTTTAGCAGAAGCAGTGCCACGGTAAGGCGCAGGAATGTGAACGGTGTCACCTTTCTTGCCTTTGAAATTCATCTTCGTAACCAGATTAGCCAGAACAAGATTCTTCTTGTAGGCCGCAACGATTTCATCAGACCAAATTTCAGGGATAAAGGTTGCCGCCGTAGTGGTGGTAACCGCAGGGGTAGGAAATGCCATGTTAATTCTCCAAAATCAAAAGTTAGTTACTTGACCCGTCCCTCTGCGTATGCGGTCATGATTTCATCACTTAGCGCATCGTAGCGAGATGGGTCAGTCATTTTCAGCCGAATCAGGTCAGCCCTTCTGTAAACCTTCTTTGAACTCTCTCCAGTTCCACCTGTATCGACTGCTGCGGCTCTCATACTAGTAGCCCTAGCTGTTTGACCAGCTTGTTCGGCTTGCTTAGTCTTTACGCCACGCAACTCTTTATAGGTAGAAATCAGTTCGTTAGCCGAATCAAAATCAAATTCACCATCTGCCTTCGCGTACAACCCTAAGCGAACAGGTGAAGATTTCACCCAATTCACAAAGTTCTGGTCTTGTGCGACTTGCACAAAATCAGGATGTGCCTGCGATAACTTCTGCTGAATCTGAACCTTCTTGAATTCGATACCTGCTTGTCGAGCAGCTATTACATCAGGATGGCTATCAATCGTCTTCTGAACTGCCTTCTGTGGATTCTCAAAGAAATCTACTTCTGGCTCTTCCTCTCTAACATATTGCTGCTTAGAAGAAAGGTTCTGCTTAATTAGCTCGTCTGCAAGTTTCCGTACTTCGCCAACTTCTTGTGCCTGCTTTCCAATGAGCCTTTCGGCCTCCTGGTGCATCTTCACAATGTCCTCTAAACTTTTGTCCCTGTATTTATCAGGAAGTTCATGGGCCTGTTGTTGTCTAGTCTCTTCAACTTCCAACTCGCCAAGCGTCTCGTCTTCTTTGTCAATCAACATATCGTTTCCTTTTCCTGCCGTACTTTCGGTTGTAGGAGATTAACGCGACACTTTCATGTTTGTGCGTTAGCTTTGCGCTCAGATTTTAGCTTGTCAGTGTGGCTTTTAGGGAATCTCCCATATGCAGAGGGGAAACTTCCAGACCATCCTTCCAACCTAAACGCTGGAGCAGAGAGTGCGCGAACAGCTAGTTCACCGCACTCACATTGGACATTTACCGCCTCATAAGTGGTAAATTTCTCAAATCTTTGCCCGCATTTGCAGGCGTAATCATACATTCTTTTCATTCAATTCCTCGTATGCAGTCTCACTGGCCTCTTTCAAGGTTTTCAGCCAAGTAAGAATTGAAAGCTCACCTTTTTTGAATTGTAGGTCTTTTTCGTCAGAAACTGTTGCAATGTTGTTTATTGAAGCAATAATTTTATCAACATCTTCAATCAGGTCTTTCCAGCCATCCATTGAGAACAGATTGAACCTATCTTCATAGTATTTCTGAAGCTCAGGCGTCATTAGTTACGCGCTCCAAGGTGTGCCAGTAGCGCTTACAGGGTTTTTCAATGCTGCAATTTGTGCGGCAAGGTTGGCTTCAACAGCAGTCTTGTCCACGCCATTGGCCCAGCACCAGTCCAGCACTTCCTGCTGAGTCACGTTGGCGTAGGGGATGGATGGCGTAGCAGCCGCAAAGCTGCAAGTGCCGTAAGTGCCAGCGGTGTAATCACCGTCAACGGCGGTTGCTGTCCAATGCGCGGTGGTGATAAATCCGTCTGCTACCAAATAGTCAGTTTGTGTGATTGCCCAAGTTGTAGTGGTCATGGTGAGTCCTTATTAAACAGAAGTGATGGTTTGCCAAGCGGAACCGGAGTAAACGCAAAGTTTTGAAAGGGTTGTGTCAAACACCATCAAACCAGCAGCAGGGCTAGAAATAGCATTCTTTTGCGTGGTGGTCATGTTGGGCATCCGCACGCCCTTGGTGGTGCTTTGCACATCTAAAAGAGACGATGCGCTTGGCGAGGTAGTGCCGATGCCCACAGCCCCAACGCTATCAATACGCATCCGTTCTGAACTATTTGTCTGGAAAGTAAGAGCATGATTTGTTTGAGTACCAAAATTTACAGTGCTGTTTGCAAATGCTTGGAATAGTCCCGTCACAGCGCCTTGGGTGACAAGTATTGCTGCTCCTGAGCTTCCACCCGTATCGGTATTAATAAATCGACCAATAAAGTTATTGGCTGCTGAATTTTGTGCTACATCTAGTTTGTACGCTGGCGACGAAGTACCAATCCCCACGAAACCAACATCAGAACCTGTACCACCAACAATTCTGACTTTCT